TGAAATCTATATCTGTAAGTGTAAAACTTGTTGCTGAAGTTCTTGTAAGTTTAGCTGGTTCATGTGACTTGTGTGCAATAAACAATACATCTGCTGACTGTGCAAAGTTAATCTCAAATATCTCAGTTACGCTATAAGTCGTTGTAACTTCTACTATTTTGCCACTTGTACCACCTGAAGTGTAAGTTGTAAATGCAGAACTGTTGATACCTGATAACTCAAATGTATTTGTTGTTTTGTTTGCAACAGTAAACTCACGATTGTTTACTTCTGTCATACCTACAACACCTGATATAAATACTCTATCACCATTGCTGTAGCCATGAGATGTAGCTGTGACTACTGCTGGATTAGCTTTTGTAATCGCACTTATGGTTTTTGTTGCTTCTGTTAGAATACCACCATCTTTAAAAAACCTTACATAGTTTGCACCAAACTCAAGCACATAAGCCTGTTCATCTGAAAACTCAAAGTTAACCAACTTAACTTTGCCATTGTCTTTGGATGTTCCTGCGAATGTTGTTCCTGGTCTACGAGTGATGCCACCTGACGGAAACACCAACATATTTTCTAAAGTATCACAACCCTCACTATATTTTTGTAAGTCAATCCTACCTGATAGTTTCGGAGAAAGTTCCCCTGCTCTAAAATTAGTTAAGATTGTCGATACTCTTGCCATACTACAACCTTATGTTTGTAAACTCATCAGCCACCAATTTATCAGGTTTACCTTCAAGTGCATCCATTGCTCTTGCTTCTTTTACCTTTTGCTCATACATACCATACATGGATTGTGCAACTGTTGTGCTGCCTGTGATTGCATACGCTGTCTCTGATGCAAGTCTGTAGGCTATAGCATTTGACAGTAGACTATCGTACTGTTCTGTATCTGTAACTCTTGCCAAGTAAACTATTCTGCATGTTGCTTCGTCTGAAAGTATTTTTCTGCCTTCTATTTTAAACATAACTTGACTGTCGTAAGGTGAAATCTCTGCATCTACATTTGATGTAAAGAATGACAAAACACGCAAACAAAAAGGATCTGTTGGTAAAGTAAACTGATTGGCAAAACCAAAAGAAGGTGCTGTGCTATCTGCTGCTAACTCTGCTCTTTCTATTGCACAGTTCCAGGGATGTGATCTAAGTGTTGCATCTCTTACTGTTGCAAATCTCCTGTTACAAAGTCTTGCTTCTTTTGAATTTTCTGTAAGAGCAGTAATAGTTGCTGCACCTAATAAATCCATAGCTTCATTACATATATCTACTACTGAGGGCATAATTTAACCTTTGAAAAAGGGGGATTGCTCCCCCTTTAAGTTAGTTGATTACATACTCAATGATGAAAGACATATCACCACCTGTGCCACCTGTGGCATTAAAGGTAGCTGCAATGTAGTAATAACCACCTGGATCTGTGGATGCTCCTGCATTTTCAAATATCTTTGCACCTATAGTATTTATGTCTGCTGCTTCTGTTCTAAGATCGGCAACTGCTGTTGTTCCATCTGCAACTGATGTAGCGTAAAAGTCCTCGTCTACAACTGTTCCATCTGTTTGATAGATACCGACATTAAATGTGCAACTGCCACCTAAAGCATCTGTTGCAACTTGCAACTTTGTAATAGATGCGTTACTTGGAAGTGGAGCAAGCATGACAATGTCATTGTCTGTACTGTCTCCAGCAGCTAATGCTATCGTTCCTTGAGCCACACGCAAAACGCCATGAAGCTCTTGTGAATTACTAGCAACTTGAGGAGTAGCTTCAAAATTAGCTACAAGTGTAGAATTTTTTGTAGTCATTTACTTCTCCCTTATGCTGACTCATCACAGTCTATCTGAACGACTTTTTCTTCTTCCATTCTCGTAGCACCGATACTCATGCAATAGTAGACCTGAGTTGCGTAACCTTTGTCACTTCTCTCGTCTATTCTTGCCATCACATCTTTACCAATCGCTAATGTAAGACCATCCTCTGCCCATGCAAAACATGAACGGATGTTACTAGCCTTTGATAGTCTGTTTGTTACAATAAACTCAAATCCCATGAAGGTATTGATTTCACCCTGGACAAGTGCCTTGACTGTGTTGAAGTCAGAAGATGTTACATTTGTATCTCCTAACAACGCATCAATCTGCTCTGGACCAACGGCTATATATCTTGGGATTGAAGGATCTACTGATGCTAAGTCAAGAGTCTTTTTAGCTGTTCTCAACTTTGCGACTGTCAAATCAGTACCACCATTTGCTATCTGATTTCCAGCTAACATGGTTGTTGATGTTGAACCAGTCTCACCAGTAAACGCAGTTCCTATTGCTGCATCAATGATAACATCATCCATTGATCTTCCCATAGCTGCTGCTGCTGCTTGAGCATACGCACTTGTTGGATCAATAAGCATACGAACTTTGTCTTGCTCATCTATGAGATCTGCGAACTCATAGTCAACTAATGATACTCTTCTTCTAGCGTGAGGAGTATCTATTTGAGGTGTATCAGAATGGCGAGTTGTACGCTTTTGAGCAGTAACTTTGCCGATCTGATCGAAAAAGGCATTTTTTCCTGTAACAGATTCTACCCTTACAGCATCTCTCAGTAATGAACCCATTTGCTGAGAAAGCATCTGCACATTAGCAGAATACTGTTGGACAAATGCCGTAGTTACATTTATTGACATTTTTTTCTCCTGTTAATAACTACGTTTTCATTTTAACTACTTTCGAGGTGCTACCCTTTCGGACACTCCTAAGATTTTCAGACTCGTTAGGTCTATCGTCTTTCCGATTGCCAGAAGGACTTGTTGGCAAGCTACCCTTCATTACCCACTCGTAATATGTATTAGCGAGTTGTTTGGGATTCTGTAAGTCTCTTTGCGTTCCAAACTCTACTGCTAAACGCAAACACTCTAATCTAATTTCACGCTGCTCCAACTGTCATCTCATATAAATCTTGTACTTCTTTGACTGCTTTTTCTCTTGCAACTGGATTTTTTCTATCCCAGTAAGCATGAGACTTGTCATTCATAATAGTATCAATTCTTGACTTGGCTTCAGCAGCACTCATTCTGTAGTTTACAGAGTTCTCTGATATTGTATCTTCTTTTGTTACAGAAGTTTTAAAATCAGCAAAGTTAGCAAACGCTTTGATAAATGCAGGATGATTACCAACCTTAGTTCCATCTTCTAAAACCATTTCTAATAAATCCTCACCAGCTATATCTGATACTGCTCTGTTTGCTTGTGAAACTTTAGCATCATAATCAGCACCCCACTCAGCTTTAAGACTTTGCTCAATCTGCTGTCTTTGTTGCTGCGAGTCTTTTGACATTGCTTCTGTTGTTTGCTGAATACTACTTCTGTAATAATCTAATATACCATTAGCCTGTGTCTTTGATAAACCAAGTTTATGTGCAATATCTGTGTATGTATTCACATCTTCCTCAGTGAGTATCTGACCATCAGCCTTAATTTCATAACCACTTGGTTGTTCAGGCTTACCTAACTTTGTATAAATGTTATTTAGATCATCCTCTGTTGGATTTTTTGGTAATGGTATTTTATCTGCACCAATTAATCTTTGTGCGTTTACAAAGGAAAGTCCTAAATTTCCTACGTCATTTATGCTTTGTAGACTTGGATGATCTCTGATTTCTTCAGGTAACTGTTGTAGAAACTCACTTCGAGATCCACTTCCACTGGCTACTTCAGCAGGAGTTTCAACTGGCACACTAGGTTGTGTTGGCTCAGTTTGGATTGCCTGTTGTTCTGTTTCGTTCATTTGTTTCCTCTTCTAACATATTTAAAATGTGCAAGTACACTGTTCTCTTGCCTTCTTCAAAAGCCGTTCCGTTACTATCGTTTTGAACGTATGTTGTATTACGATAATTACATCTTGCTTCTAAATCTTGTAACACCTTTTTTCCACTATCGGTAGTAAAAACTTGTTTATACATATATTTAATAGCTTCAATTTCCTTGACCACCACCTACCATCCTTACTGCTTGTGATGCCTGTAAAGCTGTATTTACATCCTCTTGATCCTGCTGTCTTTCCATTTGCTCTTGTTGCATCTGCTCTCTTTGCTCTCTGATTTCTGCAACTTCTGCGTTTGTCCTCAAGACACTCTTTGGAACACCTAATGAATCTGTAACATGTCTGACAAGACCATCTGCATCTAAATGATCTCCAACTGGTAAACTCTGTGACAATGGCAACAAAATCTCTAATGCTTTCATTGTAGAGTTCAGGCTTGTTGACTTCTGTACCTTTGCAAGTGGTGATACATATTCAATATCTATGTCTCTTCCTTGCAGTATCTCTGGTGGTATTGCAAGCATTTCATTTCTAAGCATCAATGAAAAAACTCTGTCAATCAAAGGTTTCAACATCTCATTCATCAATCTACCAAGCACAGGACCTATCACTCTCATTCTTTCTTCCTGTCTTTGCACAACTTCTGTAGCTGTCATGTTTGGAGATGTACCACTTAGTAACTGGTCAACATAAAAAGCACCTCTGATTGCTTCTCTTCTTTGCTGCTCCATATTCAAGCCAATAGGTATGTTTGCACCTGTATTGAGTGGTGATATTGTGTCTCTTGTACCTGATCTAAAGAAGTTCAAACCACCTGGTTGTGTTCTAACTGGCAAAATGAAGCCATCATCAGGAACTAATAGTGGAGGATCTATTTGCTTTTGTGCTGCCTGAATGATGGTCTTACTCATTAGGTTCAACATTTTCACATCAGCGAGAGCCGTCATGGCTGGGGAGCGACCCATAATCTCTCCTGTGCTTTTTAGAAAACGAGGAACAACATAAGGAAACTCCTCGAAACCACCAATAGACAAGAATTGTTTTGTCTCCATATCAATATAAAAAGATGCGAAAGGCATGTTCTGATTATCAGGTTTATCAGGATTCCTATTCATTCTTGGCAACACCACATGAAGCAACTCTACTTCTTCATCAGGTTTTTGCTCAAATTTCTTCTTGATATATTCTGTAACATTGTCCAAACCAAATCTCTGAATAACTTGTCTTACTGGACTCTTGTACTTTCTAAATACAGTATCGACTAAACCAAACTGATTTTCCTGTATAAAAAACTCTGATATATGTCTTGTAGAAAACCTTAGTGTTTTATCTTCCATCTCGATAAACATACAGCCTGTGCCAAACACAACAAGGTCTACATACATACCATGCACTTCTGTTTCAAAGTTTGATCTGTTGAAGGCTCTCATCATGCTCATAGATGAACTTTCAAGCCATTCACGCACCTCATCATCTCTACCTATGTTTTCATCTTTCATATCCAAATGAAACCAAGGTGTAGCACCTGATGTAAGCATACCATGCAAAGCTGACGATAATAGATCAACAGCTAACTGTGATGTACTATCAAATATATTCTCTGATCTTTTTTCACCACGACTTCTTTTTCTTACAATATCAGACTTCTCAGGTAGCATATAATCAGCCAACTCCTGATAGTGTGTATTCCAATACTTTCTGTAAGTCTCAAGATAATTCAGTCTATTGACTAGTTCTTTTGCAAAGTCTGCCATTACCCTGTCAATCCTGGTCTACCTGTGCTACCTGATGCTTGCCCTGAAGTCATACCTGTTACTATTGTTGATCCACGACCTTTTCTTCTACGTCTTTCATCTGCAACATTCTCTTCAGCCAAAGCTGCTGCTCTTTGTGTATCAGCATCATCAACTTCCATAGGTGGAGGAGGTGGTGGTGGAGGTGGTGGTATATTTACTTTTGGTCTAAGAAATGACATCTGTTTCTCCTATACTACTGATCTTTCGCCTTTACCTCTTTGCAAAGCACCATAGCCTTCTATTATTGTGCCACCCTGCCCAGGTCTTTTAGTACGTCTTGTACCTCTTCCTCTTGCTAATATTGTCTCTTCTTCGTCAGGCACAATTTCAGGTGTAACTTCAGGTGTGATGACTGGCTGTTGTGGCTGTCTGTAATCCATCTTATCTGTGCCTGTAACAGTTTCTTTAACTTCCCTAACAAGTTTTTTTACAGGTCTTTCCAAAGGCTCAACTATATCAGCACCAACTTTTTCAACAACATTTATGGCTTTTTTAACTGGTCTTTCAAGTGGTTCGACTATTGCTTTATCAGCTACCTTGACAATATCTTTTGGCAAATCACCAACTTCTTTTACAACTTTTCTTGCAGTTTTCTTAACTCGTCTAACAACACCACCCATATCAAGTTCCTTTCCATGTGTGCCATCCTAACTTTTGTGTCTCTGGTCTAAACCAAAAAGCTTTTCTAAAACCCATCTTAGTCAGCATCTTTTTTAAAATCAAGAACCCAATTCTTGTATAACCTTTTTTTGCCATAAAGTCTACCAACCAAATATCTTTACCACCACCTTTGTAGCCATCATGGGGAAACGATAACTGACTTACATATTCATCAATATGTTTTTCTGTTGGAAAACCCCAAGTAGCAAACACAAGCAACTCACCCTTCTTTCTTACAACTTTATACTGATTGAGCATAACAGGCACTAATATACATTTACAAATATCTTCTGTATTCCAGTCTTTGTGCAAGTCACTATACTGCATCAAGATCAGTATATCTCGCAAATCTTTATACTTACTCATGCAAAAATATTATAACTGTTATCAGCAACATCTTGTGGTGGTCTTGTATAACTCTTTCTATTCTCAATGCCTATAGCCAAATATCTAAAAGCATCTGCTGCATGAGATGTGTAGTCATGTCTTGGCTGATCTCTAAATCTTTTTTTCTTCTCATCCCACTCTTGCCTATACTGCTTCATCATCTCAAGACCTAGATGACACTTGTCTCTATCAAAATAACATTTTGGCATCAGCAATCGTGCAGCATTAATACCATCAGCTACTTTCATTTTCGATACCACCTTAAAACGAATACCGAGACTAAACGCTGTCTCCATCCTGGATTTGCCTGACCC